TTATCGTCTATGGCGTGGTCTTTGGACTCCAGAAGATCAGACACGTAAGTCAGAGAAATCACAGATTATCTCTCCTGCGCTTCAGCAAGCAGTGGAATCTTCTGTAGCTGAGATTGAAGAAGCCACCTTCGGCAGAGGGCGTTGGTTTGATATTAAAGATGACTACTTAGATGATCAGAAAGAAGAAGCTGAGAAGATACGTAACTTACTCCAAGAAGATTTAGAGGAAGCAGGTGTTAAGGATGCTATATGTGAAGTATTCTTAAATGGTGCTATCTATGGTACAGGTATCGGTAAAATTATTACTGAGGAGACTGTAGAGCGTAGTCCTGCCTCTATCCCTGTAGAAGGTACATTAACTTCTGTGAGAGAAGTAGCTGAGATGCCTAAGATTGAGGTCAGTGTTGTAGCTATCTCACCTAAAGAGTTCTTAATTGACCCTGCAGCCGAAACTATAAATGAAGCTTTAGGTGTCGCTCACGAGATATTCAAACCTAGACATAGTATTAACAAAGGCATCGAGAGTGGCGTATATCGAGATATCGACATCGAGGCTAACGTAGATATAGTTAAAGTAGGTTTTGACCCAGAATACACTAATAGAGATGCTGGTGATCACATTAAGATTTGTGAGTACTGGGGTAAAGTACCTGCTAAGTTCTTAAAGAGGACAGCTACTAATAGTGAAGACTTCGAGTATAATGATGATGAGCTAGTAGAAGCTGTAGTTACTATTGCTAACGATACGCACATCTTACGTGCAGAGCTTAATCCATTTATGATGGAGGATAGACCTTTTATTTCTTATCAACACGATTTAGTTCCTAGTAAGTTCTGGGGTAGAGGTGTCTGTGAGAAAGGTTATAATGCACAGAAAGCATTAGATGCTGAAATGAGAGCTAGGATTGATTCTATGGCTCTCACTACTACACCTATGATGGCTGCAGATGCTACTCGTCTACCTAGAGGTCTTAAGCTAGAGGTTAGACCAGGTAAGACAGTTCTTACTAATGGTGATCCTAGAAATGCTATTATGCCTCTTAACTTAGGTTCAACTGATCCTCAGACTGGTGTACAGATTCAGATGTTACAGAATATGGTTCAGATGGGCACTGGCTCTTCTGATGCTGGTTCTGCAGAGAGAGCTACTTCATCTGGTATGTCTATGACACAGTCAGCTTCTATTAAGAGACAGAAGCGTACTCTAATGAACTTCCAGAATACTTTCCTTATCCCTATGATTAATAAATCAATGTGGAGAAAGATTCAGTTCGATGTAGAGCGTTACCCAGTTTCTGATTATAAGTTCGTACCTTATTCTACTATGGGTATTATGGCTAAAGAACTAGAGATGCAACAGATGGTCTCTATGTTACAGTCTATCCCTAAAGATTCTCCTGCTTTCAATACTCTATTATTAGCTGTATTCCAGAACTCTAGTATGCACAATAGAGATCAAGTAGTTAAGTCTCTAATGGAAGGTATGCAACCTAATCCTCAACAACAGCAGATGCAACAGATGGCATTTGCTCTAGAGATGAAACAGAAGGAAGCAGATATCCAGAAGACTATGGCGGAAGCACAAGAAGAGCAAACCAAAGCACAGAAGAACGCTGCAGATGCTCAAGCTAAGATGCCTACTCAACTGGATTTCCAAGAGAGAGCTGCTAAGTTACAGAAAGAACTCGCTTCTATCTCTAAGATGAATGCAGATACTAATAATAAGAACTCTGAGACTCTACGTAATGTTCCTGAAGTGGATCACCTTAAGTCAGAGACAGCACTAAATTATGCAAATGCAAGAAGACAAACAATTTTACCAAACTAGACTCTCACTTTGTGAGCACGATGGTTGGAGAGACTTAGTTGAAGAACTAAAGAATCTTGAAGACCAGATCAACCAGCTCGACAGTGTAGAGGACTTACAAGACCTTCATTTTAATAAAGGTCAGTTAGCGGTCTTTAGACAGATTATCTATCTAGAGGAAGCGACTAAAGTAGCGGCAGAAGAACTAGAGTATATTTAGCTCTGCCATTTTATAGTTCATCGTAAGATGGACAATCACTTCATAACCCCATAGGGGCGGAGAAAACAATATGAGTAATATAGTAGTGGACCCTGAATCCCAAACTTCAGCAACAGAAGCACCTACAACAAACGTAACAGGAACAACAGAAGCAGTAGCGGAAGCACCAGTCTCTCACGAGACTACAGCTGAAACAGATGCCTCCGTAATTCCTGATAAGTTTGCAGGTAAATCGACAGAAGAGATTATCGCTAGTTATCAGAACCTCGAAAAAGAAATGGGTCGTAAGGCTCAGGAAGTTGGAGAGTTAAGAAAGTTATCGGATAGTTTCCTTCAAGCTGAATTAGCTAGGGATAAACAGCCTAATCCACAACAATCCTCTCAGATACAAACAGAGGACGATGGAATGGAGTTCTTCGATGATCCGTCACAAGCGGTTAATCAATTGATAGAAAAACACCCTAAGTTCCAAGAGTTCCAAAAGTTTCAAGCACAGCAGTCACAAGCTGCAGCTAAGACACAGTTGGAACAAAGCCACCCAGACTTTGCAGATGTCGTCAATAATGGCGATTTCCAGGAGTGGGTAAATGGAAGCCCGATTCGTAAGCAGTTGTTTCAAGCAGCCGACGACTATAATTATGATGCAGCTAATGAGCTACTTTCTACTTGGAAAGATAGAGCACTGATTAATAAGACACAAGAAGTTAATCAAGCCGCTGAAGAAGATAGACAGTCTAAACTTAAATCAGCTACGACCGAAGCTAGAAGTGCTTCTGGCTCATCAAGCGGTAAACAATTCAGAAGAGCTGATTTGATCCGTATGAAAGTGGAAAACCCTAGCCAATATGAGTCTATGCAAGATGAAATTTATCAAGCTTACTCAGAAGGTAGGGTAACTTAATGCTATTAAACACATAAAGGAGTATATAAAATGGCAAATATGACTACAACAACAGGCGCTAACTTTATCCCAGAAATCTGGTCAGATGAAGTAGTAGCAGCTTATAAATCTAACTTGGTTGTCGCTAACCTAGTTAATAATTTAAACCACAACGGTAAGAAAGGTGATACTATTCACTTGCCTAACCCAGCACGTAACTCAGCTTCAGCTAAAGTAGCTAACACTGATGTAACTGCAATCACAGATACTGCAGCGGATATCTCAGTGCTAATCAACAAGCACTACGAGTACTCAATGTACATCGAAGATATCGCTTCATTACAAGCACTTAACTCTATGCGTAAGTTCTACACTGATGATGGTGGTTACTCACTAGCTAAGCAGACTGACTCTGACTTGATTACTGATATGCGTACTAACGGTACTGGTGATATCGCTTCAATCACTAACTGGGATGCTTCAATCCTACAAGGTATTGAGACGTTGAATGATAATGACGTTCCTATGGACGGTCGTTCTCTAATCGTTTCTCCATCAGCCTACACTGCATTACTGTCTACAGACCGCTTCACTGAGCAACAGTTTATTGGTAACGGTACTGCTATCTCTACTGGTAAAGTAGGTATGATCTACGGTGTAGATGTATTTGTATCTTCTAACGTAGGTACAGGTAATGATGAGAAAGGTATCTTATTCCAGAAGGATGGTATTGTTCTAGCTACACAACAGTCTGTACGTACTCAGACTCAGTACAAACAAGAGAAGCTAGCTGATTTATTCACAGCTGATTGTGTCTATGGTACTAAGGTGGTTCGTCCGTCTTCTATCGTAGAGATGCGTTCTACTGCATAAGTTAGTTTAGACCTAGCTCCTTAGGTTATCTTCGGCTAGCCTAGGGAGTTTTACTAAACTAATTTAATGGAGGTGATTCATCTAATGAGTAAGTTATCAAAGAAACAAAGATTAGCACTAGCACGTAAGGCTATGCGTAGAAGATTAAAGACACCATAGTGAGGACATTATATGAGTATTGATAGAGGGTATGGAATTGCAACATCAGCTGTATTAGCAGATAGTTATGATTTAGATGCTTTAATTGCAGACACAGAAGCAGCTAAAGTTGCAGCTCTAGCAGCTCAAGTAGCAGCAGAGACAGCTGAAACAAACGCTGAGACTGCTGAGACTAACGCTGAAACTGCAGAAACTAATGCAGCAACTAGTGCTAGTGCGGCAGCAACTTCAGAATCAAATATAGCTGGGAGTGAAGCTGTATGTGCGGCTAGTGAGACAGCAGCAGCAGCCAGTGCTAGTGCAGCAGCAACTAGTGAGACTAATGCTTCTACATCAGAGACTAATGCATTAAGTTATAAAAATACAGCTGTTACTTCTGCTACTAATGCAGCAGCGAGTGAGACAGCAGCAGCTTCTAGTGAAACTAGTGCTGCATCTAGTGCAGCTACAGCTAATACTCAAGCAGCTACAGCTACTACACAAGCGACTAACGCAGCTAATAGTGCTACTTCAGCATCTAACAGTGCTACTTCAGCTAGTACTAGTGCTACTAATGCTTCAACGTCAGCAT